GGTACTCTAGTTGCTTATGCAACTACAACTACTGCAAATAAGACGGTTGGATTTGCGTTCACAACTCCTGCGGCTGCACAAACTCTCGTAATTCCTGGTCAAACAATTGCTGGAATTATCACTGATACTTCAACCTCTGTTGCTTCCGACAAGATCTTTGTTTCTACTGAAGTAACTGGTGCTGGTGGAAGTGGAATCGTAACAACATCCGCAGTTTCCTGATGATTTAATTAGATTATGAGATTTGATGAATTGAACGAAGATAATTATATAATGTTTGCGATCAAACATTACGAAAATCCTCATGCAGTGACGCAAGAGGATTTTCATGAAGATCTTAAAAGATTTAAGTGGATTAAAAGACTTTTAAAACGATATCAAAGTACTGGGACTTTAAAGTCCCATTTACTTATTAATCACTTTATTATTCTTTATAATGTATTCGGAGAGGCCGCAACACCATTACTCTTTTTCAAGATTGACCGTGAGTTGTGGCCAGTAGTTAAAACATTCGTTGTTTATCTGGGTAGACTTCCTGAATATCCAAGGTCTGCGTTACATGATATTCCAATGGACGAAAATTGTTTACAGGATTTAAGTAAACTATGAAAGATCATATCCTTGAAAACTCAATTAGAATTATTCGTAACCTGATGGAAGAGGGTATGGTTGTTGGTACTGGTGGATTTACTGGTTCTGCAGATCCTAAAGGTCCAGTTGCTGGTTTTGATCCTGTTATGAAATTAGATGGAAGATCTAAAATGATGAGAAGATTGCCCCCACAATATAGAAAATCATTAACATCTAAGAAGAAAGGAAAGTAAGATGGCCTTCGGTCTTCAAAAATTAGCGGTTCTTGAAAGTAAACTGGGAATTTATGAAGATCTCTCTAAAGAGATGTTAGACAAACTTGAGAGAGCGGTAGATAAGATATCTGAAGGAAATAATCAAATAGCACAAGTTCTTGCTAGACATGAAGAGAAGTTAGAAAACTCCATGAGAGCGGATGAACTTCTTCTTCATATGATGGAAGAAATGAAGGAATCGAATAGTAGAGAGCACGCATCAGTCATAAAAAGAATTGAGACTGTAGAAACTAGAGTAAATGATCTTGCAACTTTTAGGTGGATAACTGTTGGTATCGCTACAACTGCCGCAGTCATAATCAGTTCTGCAGGATTCTTCGGAAACCTCTTGACAACAGGGAATAGTGGTAGTACACTAGGGGGAGCTAATACAACCCTTTCTAAATGAGCCTCATTGATTCTAAGTATATTGGACTGGTTTCAGTAAGACTTCAAAAGTTTGCAAAAAAGAAAGAGGGTCTCTATAACTTTCGTTGTCCGTATTGTGGAGATTCTACAAGACACAAAAACAAGGCTAGGGGATACTTGTATCGTCTGAAGAACGATCATAATTTCAAATGTCACAACTGTGGCGTCTCCAGAACCTTCACAAACTTCCTGAAGGATGTTGACCCCGCATTGCACGATCAATATGTCTTTGAGAGGTATAAAGTGGGGGCTACAGGGCGGGGATCCAATACCCCTGAACCTGTAGAGTTTAAATTTGAGAAACCTGATTTCTCAAAAAAGGATTTTGATCTGCCAAAAATTTCAGAACTAAATACAACACACCCCGCAAGGAAATTTTTAGACAACCGAAGAATTCCCGTTAAGTATCTGGGCGAACTTTACTTCGCCGAAAAGTTCAAAGAATGGACTAACACTCAGAAATATACTTTTGATAACTTAGAGAATGACGAACCACGGATCATTATTCCCTTAAAAAATAAAGGAAAAATATTTGGGTTTCAGGGGAGATCGCTCAATCCAAAATCAAAACTTAAGTACATTACAATCATTTTGGATGACCACCACCCCAAGATCTATGGTTTGGACAAGGTTGACTGGAATAAAACGGTTTATATCGTAGAAGGCCCTTTTGATAGTATGTTTATTGAAAACTCTATTGCAATGGTCGGTGCAGATATGGACAAAATGTTTTTCGTATCAAACTTTGAAACAAATTTTGTGATGGTTTATGATAATGAAAAACGCAACAAACAAATTGTTGATAGAATGGAAAAGGCGATAGATTGGAAATTCCCAATAGTTATTTGGCCTGATACTATCAATGAAAAAGACATTAACGATATGATTTTATCTGGACTTAATGTTCAATCTGTGATAGAATCCAATGTCTATAGTGGCTTACAAGCTAAAACAAAACTTACTAGTTGGAAGAAGACATGAGTAACGGGACTAAAGTTGTAAAAAGAAACGGAAATACTGAGAACCTGAACCTAGACAAAATTCATAAGATGGTTGAAGAAGCGTGCAGCGGTCTCGCTGGTGTTTCTGCATCTCAAGTGGAAATGCAATCAGGTATCCAATTTTACGATGGTATTACCACTGCAGAGATTCAGGAGATTCTGATTCGTTCTGCATCCGATCTTATTGATCTTGAGGCTCCTAATTATCAATTTGTTGCCGCTAGACTTCTTTTGTTTGGACTTTACAAACAAGTCTTCGGACCATCTTGGAATCAGGGATTCCCTCATATCTACAATCACTTAATGCATGGTGCTTGTAGTGGAATTTATGATAGACTCCTTCCTTCCAAATATACTGAGGAAGAATGGGATAAGATTAATTCTTGGATTGATCATGATCGTGACTTCCTATTCACTTATGCAGGTCTACGCCAGGTCGTTGACAAGTATCTTGTGCAGGATAGGAGTAGTGGAGAGTTGTACGAAACTCCGCAGTATATGTACATGTTGATTTCTGCAACAATTTTTGCAGAATATCCAAAAGAGACTAGACTGGACTATGTTCGTAGGTACTACAATGCAATCTCCAAACACAGGATCAACATTCCTACGCCAATCATGGCAGGTGTTAGAACCGCACTTCGCCAATTTGCAAGTTGCGTTCTTGTTGATGTTGATGACACCCTTGATAGCATCTTCAGCTCTGATATGGCAATTGGTCGCTATGTTGCACAAAGAGCAGGAATTGGTATCAATGCAGGTCGAATCCGTGGCATCAACAGTAAAATCAGAGGCGGAGAAGTACAACACACAGGTGTTGTACCTTTTCTCAAGAAGTTTGAATCGACTGTCCGATGCTGTACGCAAAATGGCATACGAGGTGGATCCGCGACAGTCCACTTCCCAATCTGGCACAAGGAAATAGAAGATATTATTGTACTGAAAAACAATAAGGGTACTGAAGATAATCGTGTTCGTAAACTAGACTATTCAATTCAATTCTCTAAACTTTTCTATGAAAGATTCATTAATGATGAGGAAATGTCCCTCTTCTCACCTCATGATGTTCCGTCAGTTTCTGATGCTTTCGGGCTTCCTGAGTTTGATGATCTCTATGTGGCTGCAGAACGAAATGAGTCTATTCCAAGAAAGACTGTCCGTGCTCAAGAACTTATTCTGGATATTCTGAAAGAACGAGCTGAAACTGGTCGTATTTACATCATGAATATCGATCATTGCAATTCCCATAGTTCGTTTATTGATAAAGTTTGGATGAGTAATCTCTGTCAAGAAATCACTCTTCCTACAGAACCTCTTCAACATATTGATGATGTTGCTGGAGAGATTGCACTCTGCATTCTTTCCGCTATCAATGTTGGTAAGATTCGTGAACTTAATGATCTTGAAGAACTCTGTGATCTTGCAGTCCGTAGTCTTGAAGAACTTATTGATTATCAGGACTACCCTGTTCGAGCTGCAGAACTTGCAACCAAATCTCGTCGTTCACTTGGGGTTGGTTACATCGGTCTTGCACATTACTTTGCAAAACATGGAGTGAAGTATGATTCCCAAGAAGCTTGGGACATGACTCATGAGTTGACTGAATCTTTCCAATACTATCTACTTAAATCGTCCAATCAACTCGCAAAAGAGAAGAGTGCATGTACTGATTTTAATCGTACTAAGTATTTTGAAGGACTTTTGCCAATCGATACATACAAGAAAGATGTAGACGAAATTTCTTCTATTCCTTACAAACATGATTGGGAAACACTTAGAACATCTATCCTGGAATACGGGCTTAGGCACTCAACATTGTCCGCACAGATGCCTTCGGAGAGCAGTTCCGTTGTGTCAAACGCAACCAATGGAATCGAACCACCTCGCGGATACTTGTCCATTAAGAAGTCGAAGAAAGGTCCACTCAAACAGATCGTCCCGCAATATGGAACACTCAAAAACAATTATACTCTTCTATGGGACATGCCTGACAACACTGGTTATATTAACATCGTTGCCGTCATGCAAAAGTTTTTTGACCAAGCCATCAGTGGAAACTGGTCCTACAACCCCGAAAACTATCCCGATAACGAAGTTCCAGTCTCAGTAATGGCACAGGATCTTCTCCGAACCTATAAGTTTGGTTGGAAGACGAGTTATTATCAGAATACACATGACCAAAAATCTGATGAAGTAAAAGAGGACACCACAAAACAACAGTTGGATAAACTACTTGATGAAATTATGAATTCTAGTGAGGAAGATTGTGAAAGTTGCAAAATCTAGTAAAGAACAGGAGTTACAAATGGTAAAAGGAATGACTGTATTCAACACCAGCACTGATGTTGATACCCGCAAACAACCAATGTTTTTTGGACAACCACTAGGTTTGCAACGATATGATCACTACAAGTATCCAGTATTTGACAAACTAACCCAACAACAACTTGGTTACTTCTGGAGACCCGAAGAGGTGTCTCTCCAGAAGGATCGTGGTGACTATCAATCTCTTCGCCCAGAACAGAAACACATTTTTACTTCTAACTTGAAGTATCAAATCATGCTTGATTCTGTTCAAGGCCGTGGTCCTGGTATGGCATTTATTCCTTACTGTTCTCTTCCAGAACTTGAGGCGTGTATGGAAGTATGGGGATTTATGGAGATGATTCATAGTCGTTCCTATACATACATTATTAAGAATGTTTATTCGGATCCTGCAGAAGTCTTTGATCATATTCTGGATGATGAAAAGATTGTGAGTCGTGCAACCTCTGTTACTGAGGCATACAACGACTTCATCAATGCTGCACAACAATATGGTACTTCTAATGAATGGATTCATGCACAAGAAGGTGCAGGATCATTCAGAGAAACTCGTAAAGAACTCAAGCGTAAACTCTATCGGGCTGTTGCAAATGTCAATATTCTTGAAGGTATCAGGTTCTATGTCTCGTTCGCTTGCAGCTTTGCGTTTGGTGAACTCAAACTTATGGAAGGATCCGCTAAAATTATCTCTCTCATCGCAAGAGACGAAAATCAGCACCTTGTCATTACTCAGAACATCCTCAATAAGTGGCGCGAAGGAGATGATCCAGAGATGCAAGAAATTTCTAAAGAAGAAGAATCTTGGGTAACTGAGTGTTTTCGTAAGTGCGTAAATGAAGAAAAAGAATGGGCTAAGTATCTCTTTAAAGATGGTTCTATGATTGGTTTGAATGATAAACTTCTCAACAACTATGTTGAGTGGATTGCAAATCGTCGTATGAAGTCTATTGGACTCAAACCAATGTATGATGTTCCTGCAAAGAATAATCCACTTCCTTGGACTGAACACTGGATCTCTTCTAAGGGTCTTCAAGTTGCTCCACAAGAAACAGAAGTCGAATCTTATGTTGTTGGTGGTATCAAACAAGATATGAAGAAAGATTCATTTGCTGGATTCAAACTCTGATCTAAATAAAAATAACAACTGAATTGAAATAAGTCTTATGGCTACTCAAACTAAAATTCCGAGGGTAGTTTCGGAAGATCTACCCTCCAATCCTTTTTCTTTTGAAGTTCTTGCACTTGCTGCAAAACAAAAATCAAATGTAAAAAAGGCAGAAATCCTTCAAAAATATTCTGACCCATCACTCAAAACAATCCTAATCTGGAACTTTGATGAAACGATTATATCCATGCTTCCAGAAGGATTGGTTCCTTATGCGAGTGTAGGTCAACAGAATGTTCGTTCTGGTAACCTCAGTGATAATATTGAAAGATCTGTTCAGATGATGGACGAACTTGGATCTAATTCTATTGGATCTCAGGATCAAGGTAGAA